ATCAAAGATATAAGAGACAGCATAGAGTTTGTAGAAGCTTATGAAAACGTAGTGCTTGCATTTGATAATGATAAGGCAGGACAAGATGCGGCCAAGAAGATAGCCCGCATATTAAAGCCTAACAAAACTAAGATACTTTCTTTTCCTACAGGCTTTAAAGATGCTAATGATATGCTTAAACAAGGGAAGTTTGAAGAGTTTACAAAAGCCTGGTGGGAAGCTAAAACATATACACCATCAGGTATCCTAGAACTATCTAGTAAAAAAACAGATTGGTTACAACGAGAAGATAAAGAAAGTGTACCTTATCCGTGGTCAGGTTTAAATGATAAACTTTACGGTATGCGCAAAGGAGAGTTAGTTACTCTTACTGGAGGTACTGGTTTAGGTAAGTCTAGTGTGACTAGAGAACTAGAACATTGGCTTATCAAAAACACTACAGATAATGTAGGCATTGTAGCTCTAGAAGAGAACTGGCTTAGAACTGCTGACGGAATAGTATCTATCGAAGCTAACGATAGAATCTATTTAGCTGAGAAAAGAAACAACTATAGTAGTGAACAATTAGAAACTTTATTTGACAATGTAATTGAAGATGGTAGAGTGTTTATCCACGCGCACTTAGGTGCAACTAATATTGATGAGATCTTTTCTAAACTTAGATACATTATAGTAGGCTGTGAATGTGAATGGGTAGTAGTTGATCACTTACATATGCTTGTAAATGTAATGACAGAAGGCGATGAAAGAAGAGGTATTGATAGTTTAATGAATCGTCTTAGATCTTTAGTAGAAGAAACAGGTGTAGGTATGATACTGGTATCTCATCTTAGAAGAGCAGCAGGTGAGAAAGGACACGAGCAAGGTATTGAAGTATCTTTATCTCACTTAAAAGGATCACAAGGAATATCACAACTATCAGATTGTGTAATAGCCTTAGAAAGAAATCAACAGGCAGATGATCCAGAAGAAGCTAACACAACAAGAGTACGAGTTTTAAAATCTAGATACACAGGGGATACTGGATTAGCTTGTAGCTTAAAATATAATATAAATACAGGAAGACTTTATGAAACAGACCTTGATCTCTCTCCCCAATCAAATAGCTCATCACCGTTTTAAGAAAGTAATATTTGATGTAGAAACAGATGGATTAGAAGGGAATACAATACACTGTATAGTAACCAAAGTAATTGGGGGTGAGACACAACTGTTTCCCCCTGATAACTTACAGGCAGCAGTAGATATATTAACCAGTGCTGATGTGTTAATAGGCCACAACATTATAGGCTTTGATATCCCTGTTATTAAAAAACATTTCGATGTTACCTTGACTAACCATATTGAAGACACCTTAGTAGTATCCCGCTTAGTTAATCCTGTCCTTACAGGAGGACACAGTTTAGATAATTGGGGTTACTTGCTCTATCCTAACGATGCAGAAAAAAGAAAAGCAAAACAACCTGATAGTTGGGATGAGTATACAGAAGAAATGGGTAAGTATTGTATACAGGATGTAGAATTAAACGCAGATATTTATTATGCTTTACTCAAACAAGTAGAAGAGTTTAGTCAAGAGTCTATTGATCTTGAACATTCAGTAGCTAAGATAATTAAAGAGCAAGAAGTTAAAGGCTTTATGCTTGATGAAAAGAAAGCTACCTTATTGTCTGCTAAGTTACAGTCTAAGATGGCTACTTTAGAAAAAGAAGTACACGAAACTTTTAAACCTAAATGGGTAGACGATAGATTAATAACTCCTAAGTTTAATAAAGATGGTTCGTTATCTAAAGTACCTAAGTTAACTGATGAAGAACTTATTAAAGTTAAAGCTACTGACTACAAACCTTTTATGCGGCAGAAGTGGGTAGAGTTTAACCTTGCTAGTAGAAAACAAATTGGTGAATACCTTATAGACTTTGGATGGAAACCAAAAAAGTTTACACCTACTGGTCAGCCTATTGTAGATGAAACTACTTTAGAAAAAGTTAAAGGTATACCAGAGGCTACACTTATAGCTGAGTTTATGATGCTACAAAAACGAGTAGCACAAGTTAGCTCTTGGTTAGAGTTAGCTAAAGAAGGAAGAGTACACGGCTTTGTTATACCTAACGGAGCTATCACAGGAAGAATGACGCATCGAAACCCTAACGTAGCTCAGACACCAAGCTCTCATAAACCTTACGGAAAAGAATGTAGAGAATGTTGGACAGTACCTGCAGGATATAAGTTAGTTGGTATAGATGCTTCAGGTCTTGAACTTAGAGTATTAGCACACTATATGAAAAATAAGGATTACATAAATGAAATTATCTCAGGAGATATTCACAGCACAAATCAATCACTTGCTGGCCTTGAACAGAGAAGCCAGGCTAAAACTTTTATCTATGCCCTCATATACGGAGCAGGAGATTCTAAAATTGGAAGCGTGGTTGGTGGAAATTCAAAAGTCGGTGCATCACTTAGAAATCGTTTCCTCAACAATCTCCCATCACTTAGAAATCTTACAACTAGCGTTGAGCGAGCAGCAAGTACACGTAAGTACCTTAAAGCATTAGATGGTAGACATATACATATAAGAAAAGTTTACTCATCTTTAAATACTTTATTGCAAGGAGGCGGTGCAGTTATTATGAAGACTGCTTTAGTACTATTAGATAATAGAATTAAACAACTAAATCTCGATGCTAGTTTTGTAGGTAACATTCACGATGAATGGCAGATAGAAGTTAGAGAAGATCAGGCTGAACAAGTAGGACAGCTAGGAGTACAGGCTCTTAAAGATACTACAGAAGTATTAAAACTTAATTGCCCTTTAGATGGAGAGTATCAAATAGGAGATAACTGGAGTGAAACACACTAAACAGCTATATCTTTTTGAAGAAGAAGATTCTTATGAAGAAGCAGAAGGACATACTTGTATTAAATGTAATACTTATAAAGAGACTTCAGAGTTTCCTTTTAGAGAAACTATAGGTACATCACGAAGATCTATATGTAGAGATTGTACTTCTATTCATACTAAGATAGTAAAAGAATTAAAACAACAGTATCCTAAACCTCTTGATCCTAACTATACGTGTCCTTGTTGTGATAAGATGGAAAAAGAACTAAAAGAATACGGTAGATGGCAAGACAAATCTGTTTGGGTATTAGATCACGATCATTCAACTAATACTTTTAGAGGATGGATATGTAATAATTGCAACAATGCACTAGGAAGATTCGAGGATAACACCGATACTTTAGATAGAGTTATAAAGTATTTAAATAAACACAAGGAAAACTTATGAAGAAATTAGATACAGTAGTAGAAGACATCTATAAAGAAGTATCTAAAATTAGTGAAGGTAAAACTTTAAAGGTTACTGAAAAACAATTAGATGAATTTGCAGCAGGTATGAAGTCAGCTATGAAACATTGGCTTACTCCAAGAGAAGTAAAGAAACCCTATTTACGTATGTCTAATATAGGCAGACCTGAAAGACAACTTTGGTATGATATGAAGTTAGATCCTAAAGAAAATATTATAGATGCCTCTACTCAAATTAAATTTTTATATGGACATTTACTAGAAGAAGTTGTTTTGTTTTTAGTTAATTTATCAGGCCATAAAATAACAGATCAACAAAAAGAAGTTAAGATAAAAGGAATCAAAGGGCATATGGATTGTAAGATAGATGGAGAAGTTGTAGATATTAAGTCAGCTTCTAACTTTGCCTTTAGAAAATTTAAAGATGGTACACTACCTAACAAAGATTCTTTTGGTTATCTTGCACAGCTTGCAGGCTATGAAGAAGCAGAACAATCTACAGGTGGAGGATTCTTAGCTATTAATAAAGAGTCAGGAGAGTTGAGTTTATTTAAACCTCAAAGTCTAGATAAACCTAATATTAAACAAAAGATTGATACACTTAATAAACAATTAAAAAAGAAAACACCGCCTGCTCGATGTCACGCACCTGTACCTAACGGCTCTTACGGTAATATGCAACTACCTACAGAATGTAAATGGTGTCCACATAAATTTGTATGTCATAAAGATGCTAACGAAGGTAAAGGATTAAGAACATTTAAATACTCAACAGGTTTAACTTACCTAACTAAAGTTGTACGCTTACCTAAAGTAGAAGAAGTAAATGCCTAGAAGATTTCCACG